AACGTCTAATCTTTAGGTATATCATACCAAAGCTTCTTACATCAGCCTTACAAGCTTCCCAAAAAATAAATAACAATCTATTTGCTTCTCTAAAATCAGGATAACCCACATCAATAGATGTCCATTGTAAATACATATAATGTGCTCCTGTTATATAAGTAGGAACTCCGTTTGACATAAACCATAATCCTTGCTCTCTTCTGTCAAACTCTTCTTCTATATAATCAACCCATCTGTCTTTAAAATCTGATGACATTTCATTCCATTGAAATATAGATTGTATTCTTGATAAAGCTTTAGGTAATTCTACTCTCTCCCAATACTGTTCTTCTTTTTTAGAGTGTCTTTGAAGACACTTTTTTGGTGTAAGAGGTAAGGCTATAACTAATCCTTGAATTGATATTATATCTCCTATTTGTCCTGTTTTAGATATAATAACAATATCATACTTAGAATCATACCCATATTTCCACGTTTTAGCCTTGTTCTTAGACTTTAAAACATTTTTAGGTATCAGACCCTCAAGTTTCTTATATACGCTATTTAGACCTTCTTTCTGCAAATCCTTGTTTAGTATCTGTTTTACTCACACCTTTTTCTAATGATTCAATAGCTTCTTTTTCTGCTTCAATACGATTGAGTATTTCAAAAGCATCAAAGATTGCTAACTTCTTTGTAGCTGCAGCATTCTTTAATCTGTCTGCAGATAAGTCATCTTCAGGGTCGTGTTTAATAATCGCTTCCTTCGCAACCTTTATCAGTTGCTCCACTGCCCTGTGACCTGCTTCTATTATTTTTAATTTTGTTTCTTTTGATTTCATTTTTAATTCTTTTCTTTTTTCTTATTGGAATAGGTGAGCCATCGTGCTCATTCCATTCATCTTCCCAAAAAATATAATCAGTCATAGTATTCTTTGTTATATGTATGATGTCTATAGTTAGTAACGATTTCTTCCCCCTTAATTATTTTTTTATCTGCTAATAATATCATATTGTCATTTTTTTTAAAATAATAAAATTTTGCATTATGTTTTTTAGAATGATTTGTATATCTACCTGCTACTGTTCGAGTACCTTCAATTTTACCGTAACCAATAGTTTCTCCTTTCTTAAAATTTTTATTAGCAAATATTCCTAGACCATCTATATCTGAATCTTTTAATTCATAAT